GTCTTGAACGACCAGGGCGGCGACAGGATGGATGTGTCGGATGACGTGGTGGGGACGCTGAGAGCAAACGCAAAAGGCCATAACCCGATTGTTCTTGATGCACTGCCGTTTGACACTACACAACTAACCAGCCCGCAGAACGGAAGTAACCCACACTGGGGAGACCCGTGCCATCCTTTGGCTGCAAGCGCACATAAGCCAGCTGTAGTAATTAGAATCAGTGATGAAGAAATGCAAGTCCAACCTATTGTTCTAGAAAGTAACCAAGTTCATGCAACGGTTTCACAGACCGGCATCTGCCCAACGCTTCCAGCAAGCATGGGTCTTGGCGGCGGGTATGTTCCAATGGTCACAAATAAAGCAGAGAAAGCCATTCACTGGATCGTCCGACAGCTGACACCGACAGAATGCGAACGTTTGCAAGGCTACCCGGATGGGTGGACGGACATTGGGGAATGGACGGACACCAAGGGAAAGAAACATAAACCGGCAGACAGTCAGCGTTATAAAGCACTTGGAAACAGCATCGCTTTGCCGCAGTGGTTTTGGCTGGTACAGAAGATACGCCCTTACCTAAAAGAAAAGCCTACGCTGGGCAGTCTGTTCGATGGTCTGGGTGGTTTCCCTCTGGTCTGGCAAAGAGCCTACGGCGAGGGAACCGCACGGTGGGCAAGCGAAATTGAAGAGTTTCCAATGGCCGTAACAAAAAGGAGATTTGGCGAACAATGATTACCTGTTGTCTCAACTGTCCATCGCGCCACCAAGCCTGCCACGACACTTGCGAGAAATACAAGGCAGAGAAGAAAGACTTCGAGGAACGCAAGGCGTTCGTGCATGAGCTGAACCACAGCCAGAGCGTGTACCACCGCAACTACGAGGACAAGCACCGGGAACGCGGCATGAAGCGGTATCTCGGAAGTGAATTTAGAGGTGAACGAGGATGAGAAGAAAGTATAAACCGGGCGGCTACATCATTTCACTTGATGACTTGATGAAGCAGGAGTTTGTTTACTGCGCCGGAAAACTTGTTCACAAAGGATGGTTTGGTAGCTGGCAACTGCGATATGCAAATAGCGAACTTGCCCGACTGCGTATCAGAGAAGCCAAAAAAATCGAAGACAACGCATGAACACCGGCAAGCAGTTTGAAGCAGACTTCAAAGCATCCATCCCATCCGATGCGTGGTGCTACCGGCTGAAGGACAGTGCTGCAACCTACTACGGTGGCAACGAGAACCTGTCCTTCTCCATCGACAACATCTGCGACTTCATTGTGTACCGATACCCGATGAACCACCTGTTTGAACTGAAAACCATCGAAACGCCCTCTATCCCTCTGGAAAAGGTGTTCGGCAAGTACGACAAGGCAAAGTATAAGTACCGCAAGGAAAAACACATCACTGACATGGTGGATGCGATGGGGTATAGCGGTCAGACCGCCCATGTGATAGTCAATTATCGGGCGGTCAACCGCACCTTTGCAATCCCGGCCAGAAAGGTCCTGGCGTTCCGCTACAACGAGAGCCGGAAGAGCATCCCTTGGCAGTGGGCAGAGCAAGAGGGGATAGAGGTCAAAGCAAAAAGGCTACGTGTCCATTGGCAGTATGACGTGGACGGGCTGCTAAAGAGATTGGAGAAAGAGAATGAGCATGAAATGTGACCGCTGCGGAGCAGTGTTTAATCCTGAACCTCCCGATGAGATGGGGAGACATAAGCCCAATGCCGTGATTCTAGTTGACAAGAACGTGCATGACGCATGGGACTACTGGAGTTGCGATTGCTATGATGAGCCGTTTCTTTGCCCCTCTTGCATGGCAAAGCTGAACGACTGGTTGAAAGGAGAACAGAAGTGAGCAAGAAAGTTTCAGACATCCTGCCCAAGACGGAAATCTTGGCACAGTTGGCAGAAGAAGCGTCCGAATTGGCACAGGCTGCGTTGAAGCTGCGCCGTGCGCTGGATGGCACGAACCCGACACCGAAGAGCGTAGAGGAATGTTTAGAAAATATACAAGAAGAAATGGCGGATGTTTTTGTCTGCCTAACCATGTTTGGCAAGTCCGCCGAAAGAGACGGAATCTTGATTTATAACAGGTACATGGAAAAGGTTATCAAAATCGAAGATGAAAAAGAAGCCCGCTGGCTCTCTCGCCTTGGGACAAAGGAGCAGTCAGATGAATAAATTCGGAAACTGCCCCCTGTGTGGCAAACAGGTCAAGCCGACCAACCTCCGCAAAATCGCACGACAGAACCAGTTGTACGGATTTCGTATGGCTCTGGATGGCATCGCCTCCACATGGGGCGCACTGATTCAGAACCTTCGGTGCGATGCAGACCTGACCGATGAACAGGTGCAGAAAATCATCCGCATTGGCGACAGATACTGGGAGATGGTTGGGCAGTTCAAGAACGAGAACATGACCCCTGACGAGTTTGCTGATTACATCACCGCAAAGTCAGAACAGGTCGAAAAAGAGCTGAGGGAAAGGTGGAGCTAACAATGTTTGAATTTGTAACCCGCTGGCTGGTCTGCCTAGTCCTACTGGCGGTAGTAGTTCAGTCCGAACGGACAATCAAGAACATGGCGAACAGCCTGTTTGAGGAACGGCAGGCAATGCTCGTCTGGCTGTTCGTCAACGTGTGTCTGGCCGTTTGTACGGCTGTTGTGATGGGGTGGAAATGATGAAAATTTGTGATATTGAGAGAAAAGAAATTAATTTTGAGTGTCTGGAATATGGAGATGTGTTTGAGCTGAACGGCGAAATTCTCATGAAAGCTAACGTGAACATTTCGGTAAGTAAATTGTCTGGCGGTGTCAGCTTAAAAAGCGGAGAGTTTTTGCAGATAGATGAGTATTTTCCCGTTAAGATGGTAAACGCTCATCTTCAGTTGGAATGATAAGGAAAATCATGGACAACGAACTTTACTGTCCGATGAAGATGACCAGCAATCCGCTCGGTCGGTGCGTCTGCGAGAAAGAAAAGTGCGCTTGGTGGCGACAGTTGGACAACTGCTGTTCCGTCTGGTGGATTGCAACCGAGCTAGATAAAATCGAAACGAAAATGAAGAGGTGATAACTATTGGCAACACCCCCGAAGCGTGGTCGTGGCAGACCGCCGCTGACCGAAGCGGAAAAGAAAAAGCGTGAGAAGCGGGCGCAAAAGGCAAGAGAAGAAGCCGCTGCGAAGCGTGAGAAAGAGCGTGAGAAGAAGAAACAACAGATGCTTAACAAGCGGAAATCTATCCGCTCACAGGTGAGTAAAAAGGTGAAAGAACAGCAGGAGTTAGCGATCACGAGGTCTAAGATGATGAACACGGGCGATTTGCAGTCAAGAATCGGCGATGAAGAGGACAAGAAAGTTGTCGGCATGATTGCGGCCAAGTATTTTGGCGACCTTCCGAGCGTGGACATGAACAACCCCATTGAAGTGCAGCAACGCCTTGATTTCTTCTTTGACGCTTGCATCGAAGCCAGAATCTCCCCTGTGGTGGAATGGATTGCGCTGGTGCTGGGCATCGAATGGCCTAGCCTGAGACAGATTATGACAGGCAAGCGCCGTGACGACAGCTTGCAGCAAAAGTACATCCTGAAGCTGATTCTGCAAATGCAGTCCATGTGGGCGTACAACGGTATGTATGGTCAGGAGAACCCGGCAGAGTGGATTTTCCGAGCCAAGAACTACTTTGGTATGCGTGACAACGTGGAAGTTACCGTTGCCCCGCCGGAACAACCGTTGGGCGATGCCCAGAGCGCAGAGCAGCTCGCTCAGAAGTATCAGACGGCTTTGCCGAAAGGGATTGACGTGGAGTACAGAGAGGTAGCAGAAGAGGTGGTCGAGGATGACTAACGGCGATTTCATTCGTTCAATGACGGACGATGACATCAGGGAAAACCTGACACCGGGTATCTGCGAGCTTATCAAGCATCGAGACCCGGAGCGTTGCCAGAACCGTGAGCATTGCTTTCATTGCGTCAAGGACTGGCTGAAAGAAGAAAACAAAATCATGGTGAGGGCTGACCAATGGGAAAATTGATTGACTTCTCAGACCCTTGCCTACGCACGTTCTTGCCTGTTCTCTTGCAAGACCACACGACAGGAAAGAACATCATCTGGGCGACAGACCCGCCACCTGAACTTGGTGTTGGATTTGCAGATGAAATCACGCTGGAACAGCTGGACAAGGTTCAACTTGTTCCTCGTGTGCAGAAACGGCTTGCAGACCAAAAGAAGCGCACTAGCAAGAAAGCAGAGGTGTTTACTCCTACATGGGTCTGCAAGAAGATGGCAGACGTTGCCGAAAACGACCTGAAGGGCGAGGACTGGAAGGAGTACATTAACAAGACTTGTCTTGAAGTCACCTGTGGCGAAGCGCCGTTTCTGACAAGCCGATATGATACCACAACAGGGCAGATGATTGCCGTGCCGGACAGAATCGGTCTGCTGGATAGGAAGCTGAATGTTCTGGCAGAGCAGTTCCATGACTACGATATGTGGATGTGCTGGGCAATCAACGCCTACGAATCGACATACGGTTATGAGTGGCAGGGAGATAATCTCTTGCTGGCAAGGTGCAACCTGTTCCTGACGTTGATTGAAAATTTCAGGTATCGGTTTGATGCCGAAAAGCTAGAAATCGGCTTCATGCCAATTTTTCTTGACTGCATCGCAGACATCATCTCATGGAACATCTGGCAGATGGATGGGTTGAAAAAGACCGTGCCCGGCACAGACATTCCGTGCAAAATCAAAGACTGGAAAGCCGACAAAGAAATTCTGTTTAAGGACGTTGGGGAGGACGACTAATGCAGACTGACAGAGGAATCTACCACAAGCGAGTATGTGACCGCTGCGGAGAAGTTCTGGGCGGCAGGATGATGAATCCTGACGAATACTTCAAAGACTGGGCGTGGCGCAGGGACACAGGCGACCTGTGCCCGGAGTGCTATGAGGAGTATAAGCAAGTGATCGGACGGTTTAATGGGGGAAAGAGAGGGCAAAGAAAATGACGAGATGTTCTATATGGCGTTGCAAACAGTGTGGCGTGGTTATTTACAACGCCAAAGATGCGAAAATTCCTGACAATGCGTTTGACGAACTTTTTGGGTTTGAGACTATTTGCAACAATTTAATGGGCTTTAGCCTGCCGACAGTCAAATATACGCACAGATGCGACGCGCAGACCATCGGCCTGTGTGAGTTTATCGGTTGGAGGAAGCAAGAATGATTTACTGCACCACCGAACATTGCTCTTGCATGGGCATCAAGCAGTTCTCTGCTGGCAAGGCTATCCGATGCACGGCAGAATCCTGCAAGAACAAATCTGAGCCGTCCTGTGGCTCTTGCAAATGGTACGCAGAACCGGAGGGCGTGTGTGTAAACGACCAGTCAGAACACGTTGCAGACTTCGTGTGGGATGAACGTGGATGCAAGGAATGGGAGAGAAAAGATAATGAATAACATTGCAAACGGACTGATTGTGGTTTTGGCATCTTTTTTAGTCGGAACATTTATATGTGGAATAGCATATCTCATTGAGAAAATTTTAATATGGGATATATTTTTGAACGAAATTCCTGATGGAAATAAAAAAGTTTTTGCAGATGCAATCATCCACATCATAGTTTATTTGATTGGGTTTGCGGCATTATATGCGATGTACAAGGCAGGAGTATAAAAATGACAGCAGGAGATAAAATCAGGAAGCGTAGGCTTGAACTTGGCATCACGCAGAAAGATGTTGCGAGGATGATTGGAACAACCAATTCATATGTAAATGCCGTTAAAAAGCAAAAGCGTAGCGTGAAGAAAGAAACGCGGCTGGCAAAATTCGCAGAAGCCCTTCAATGTAGCGTGAACGATTTAAAGTCGGACGTGCCAAAAGGCATGGTAGACCCAACCAATGATGACTTTGGAGCGGTCTGCAACTGTGCTGTCCGCTATTGCTTGAGCAGACAGTCATATATGCCTAGCATTGTTTGCAGATACATCGTGCCGCTTTTGCCGGAACTGACCGACAGGACGCTTGATTGCTTTGAACGTGACATTGCCGAACGCAAGAAAACTGGGTTTGACTTTGGCGATTCTTGCGACTAAGAGACGTGGGATGCGTTCTACAAGGCGGTTTGTAAGGAGATTGAAGGGAGAAAAGAACCATGAAGAAAGCAATTTTATCTGTAGCATTGGCGGCATCTATCGCATTGTGCGGATGCACAGAAGCATCTCGTGTGAATCACAATATTTCGCAGCAGGCAAAGAATTTCAACGTCACTCGCAGATTGTCTGTTGTTAATGCAAGAACTGATACGCCGATGCTTGAAATAATCGGGAACATGGACATTTCCAATAACAGCAACAATGAACTTGTGGTGACTATTGAATTGCCCGATGGCACATACAAGAAGCATTACGTCTATCTTAACGAGTACACAATGTACATTGTGGAGGATTTGAGCGGTTCTGACGTGGACAAGTATCATTACGAAATCAACATCTTGCCGCAGCAGTTACAAAACTTCGTTCTCACCTACAATCCGTAAGCGGGGTATCGGATAATGGCTAACGCCCTTTGGCATCCGGCAAGCGAACAGCCACGAGAGCGAACGACACCTTTGTTGCTTGCGACTAAGACAACGTGGCGTGATAAAGATGGAAAAATGTTGCAAGGATTCTCGCCGACAGCGTACTTTCTAGGCTGCTACGCAGACGGTCAGTTCTGGGATGAGATAGGCGAGAGACTGCCAAAAGATGTGACGGTGACGCATTGGATGGCGTTCCCGATGGTATAGGAGGGCTAAACATGACAAACAAGAAGTTTGGCATCATCATTATGGATTTGAGCCTTTTTGACTTCGGGCCGAAACCGCCTTGTGGGTACATCAAGGCAAAACATATCCGCCCAGCTTACGGCAAAGGCGCAAAGCCTGTAAAGGCACATAAGCGAATCACGAGAACGAGAGAGGGATTTAGAAAGTGAAAAAGCTTAAATTTCCTGAAGATTTCTTTGCATACGACAACCCGGACTGCCCCGACAAGGACATTGAAAAAGCCGTGAACAGGATGAAGAACTGGATGAAGGGCGAGACCTACAAGAGCAATCCTTGGTTCTTTATGGCTGCTGGTAACTATCTGATTGTCGGCCTGATTGCTGAGGATGGGCAGAAAACAATCTACGTTGCACGGCAGTATTATGAGATAGTCAATATTCCGGGCGAAGGTTGGCTGCGTGAGTCTGACGCTAAGTGCCTGTTTTAAGGAGAATTAAAGATGGAAGAACTTAAGAGATGTCCGTTCTGCGGTGGAGAAGTGGCTATTGCAGAAACAAGCTATGATTCCGAATTATGGATGTTCGTTACAAGAGGACATGGAAATAATAAGTGCAAGTGTCGAATTTTCATGGAGAGCAGAAGTTATACGCTTGATTCTCCTGAAAGCGAAAAAGCAAAAATCAAAACCGACCTTATCGAAGCATGGAACAAGCGCTACAAAGAGGATTAAGTATGGAGCAGGAACGCAAGCCGAGAACATCAATGATTCTTCTGTTGGAACACGTTCATGCGATGGACGAGCTGACAGACGAGGAATTTGGAGCATTCATCCGCAACTACGCACAGTATGTTGAGATTGGACTTGAGCCAGCATACGACAACGACCGTGCTATGCGGATGCTCTGGAAAGTTGTTAAGGCGTTCGATGATATGAATGCACAGAAAAGGCAGGATCGAATCGAGAAAAATAGACGGAGTGCAAATAAGCGTTGGAACGATGAAAAATGCAAGTGCATACAAACGCATACCAATGATGCAAACGCATACGCTGGTATGCAAAATATGCAAATGGATGCAAACGATGCCTTATCTGTATCTGATTCTGTATCTGAATCTGATAAAAAAGAAAAATGTGAAAAGAAAAATGCCAACGAAGTCAAACGTTTCAAAGCTCCGACTATCGAGCAAGCCAAAGAATACTTTTCCGAGAAGGGCTACATGGAAGCGGAAGCAGAGCGGTTTGTTGACCACTTCACGGCAAATGGCTGGAAAGTCGGCAAATCGCCTATGAAGGACTGGAAAGCTGCTGCACGGAACTGGATGCGTAACGTAAAGGACTGGAACGGTGGCTATCAGCAGACAATGGCTGAATTGCCTGACGAGGGAGACTTTCTGCGGTGAATATTGAAAATCAGACCCAATACATCCTGCTGGGAGCTGCCCTCACGTTCTCGGAATACGCTGATGTTTTGCAGGACTTGGAGATTGAAGACTTTTGCCCTGAACTGCAAAGCACATTCGCTGCCATTCGTGGCTATTGGGAACACAACAACAAGTGGAACCCGGTAGAAGTCATGGGGCAGTACGATGGCGATTGCAGAAAGGCTATGGGTGAATGTCTGGATGCCTTTGGTGCAGAGTTCATCCGCAACGTCACCCATGACATGATGCAGGGATGGGCTAGAATCGTCAAAGAACAGGCAGCATTGACCAGAGCCAGAGGGTTTGCATTCAAAATCGTTGATGGTTCGACCCGATACGCAGACTTGACTGGCATCTATGAGCAGCTAGGCGAAGCTATCAACCTTCACAGCGAGAGAAGTGATTTTATCCCGATGTGTGATGGCATAGACAATTACATCCGCAAGCTAGACGATAAACCGGAGTATATCAGCACAGGGCTTAAAGTGCTGGACAACAACTTGCATCTTGTGCCGGGCAACTTCGTTGTGATCGGCGGCAGACCGTCTGCCGGTAAAACTGCTCTATCCCTGCAACTTGCCTGTGAAATAGCCAAGAACGGACGCAAGGTGGCGTATTTCAGCTTAGAAACCGACCCTGATACCCTCTATGCTCGTATTATTGCAAACCAGCTAGGCGTACCGCTTCACACGGTCAAAAACAAGACTGTCAGCATTAACGAGCTTGACCGACTGGCAGCCATCAAGAAATATCCGCTGTTCGTCCGCTCTGCCGCTGGTAAGAGCGTTGGGTGGATTAGAACACAGTCCATCAGAATGCAAGCCAAAGTAGTTTTCATCGACTATTTGCAGCTTATCCATCAAGCCGGAGCAAAAGACCGATACAGTGCCGTCACAGAAATCAGCATGGCACTGCATGAGTTTGCACAGTCTACAGGAACGCTTGTGGTAGCACTTGCACAGCTCAATCGAGAGACAGCAAGAACAGGCATTCCACCGACTGCCGCAGACCTGCGAGAGAGCGGACAGATTGAACAGGACGCAGATGCAATCATTCTGCTGGCACAGAACGTGACCACAAAAAAGCGACCGGAGCAGCATTATCACTTTGCGCTTGAGAAGAACAAAGAGGGCAACGTAGGGTCACTGGACATCACGTTCCAGATGGAAACCCAGCAGTTCAAAGAGTGCGTGTGGATGTAACATCGCTTCTGCGCTCGCATCGTCACAGTAGAATAGGCAAGAAAAACAGATAACAGGGTCAGGACGATAAAGTTATCGTCTGAACCCTATAAATATTTTTCACTACACAAAATATAGGAGAAAAACAACTATGGCACTCACCAACATCGAACGTGAGACTATCATCAGCTTCAACGCAGCGGAAGATACCGCAGAAATCTACACGGCAGACCCGGTTTACATTCGCAAGCTGGACAAGCTCTGTGAGCAATTTCCCGATACATACAAGTTTATGGCGGAGCTGTCTGCCAAGCGGTGCAAGGAATCTAAGACCTATTCGATGCCGAAACGTCTTGTGAAGTTCCGCTCACCCATCACCCGCGAAATCAGCGAAGAGCAGCGTGAAGCACTGACAGAGCGTTTGCGTAAGGCAAGAGAAGCCAAGAATATCTAATCTTAGCTCGTGCGGCTACAAAACTACTGTATCAGAAAGCGTGGAATGGTGTCAGGTGGTAAAACTACCCTCTGCGACTATTCTATGCTTTTTTCTCTTGTTATTTATCAGGTGAAAACGGCAAGGTCTGGATTTGAGTAGGAGCCGTCTCGATCGAGCGGAGTTTGGGCTGATATGGCTGCGACTATCAGCGTGATGCGTTTGTATGCAAATGGATGCACTTGTATGCGTTTGCATCCAATCTTCCCCCCTTTCTTCCCCCTCTTTCCCCTACAACCCCTATTACCCCCTATAATCCCCCTAACTCCCCCCTCAAACA